CCGAAGAGCACGTGGCTAAGTTGTATCAGATGTCGGATGCGCTTCTGACCACAACGCAGGGCGAGGGCTGGGGCCTGACGACGATGGAAGCAATGGCCTGCGGCATCCCATGCGTGGTACCTGACTGGTCGGCCCTGGGAGAATGGGCCGCGCCTGCGGCGCTCCTCGTCCCGTGTCCGAACCGGTGCACTACCTGGGGCGGCCCCAACACGGTAGGCGGTGTGCCTGACAAGACAATGACAGTGCACTACCTCGACCAACTGTACCGCGACAAAGCACTGCACGCCAAGCACTCGAAGGCGGGGATCGACCTGTGCGCGAGGCCCGAGTACCGGTGGGAGAATATCGGTCAAAGATTCGGAGAGGAGCTAGAACGGTTCACAATAGTGTGACATGGCATCGGGTGCTTCACTCAGGGGAGCGCGCGAGGTTCGCGGGAAGATACAGAAAATTCACAAGAACCTTCCCGATGAAGTCGGCCGCGCCCTTTATATCGAAACGGAAATTGAGCTCAAAGAGGTGAAGCGCCGGACGCCGGTAGACACCGGTGAGCTCCGGGCGTCAGAACATACCGTCGGACCCATTCGGAGGTGGCGAAATATTTACACGGAAATCGTCGCGGGAGGGCCTGCGGCGCCCTATGCGATTTACGTGCATGAGGATCCTGACGCGTTCCACAAGGTGGGTCAGTGGAAGTACATCGAATCGGTACTGTTTGAGTCCCGGCCGTTTATGGCCGCTCGAGTTGCAAAACGAATTGAACTAGCGAGGGTAGTGTAATGGCCTTTCTTGATGACCTGGTCACGCTCATCGAGGACGCGAACGCGGCCGAGTTCGGCGTGAACTTGTTTCTGTCGACCAAAGGTGATTTACCGCTCCTACCCTCAGGCGTCGTATCCCTCGTAGAAACCGGCGGGACAGACCCGTTGCGGATCCAAAACTCCGTAACACGTCCTGCCTACATCCGGCCCTCCGCGCAGATTACAACGCGTGCGGCCTCTCCTGACCTCGCGAAAGCGTTGGCCCAATCGTGCTATGACGCCATCGTCGGCGTGCGGAATAGTTGGGTGATAAACTCAGGCGCGACTGCGTCGGGGTGGTACCGGGAGATCAATCCTTTGCAAGAACCGTTCGATGCGGGCGTAGACGACCGCAAACAATCCAAATACGTCTTCAACGTAATAGCGATCAGGAGAAACAAATGAGCGAGACAAAGAAGGTCGCGTCATTCGACGAGATCATCAAGGGCAAGGGCACCAAGTACGACACTATCGACGCTTACGACCTGACGATCCGCCTGGGTTCGCTGAGCTCCGCCGACCTGCTCGAATGGATGGGCGAGAACGAGGACCCCGAGAAGCAGAAGGTCGCGGGCCTGCGTATCCTCGTGAAGGCGTTGGTCGATGCGGAGGGGAATCGTATTCCCGAGGAGGAGCGTGAAAAGTACGTCGAATTGTTCCGCCACAAGGATAACGCCGACAACAACCGCGTTATCCACAAGGTCCTCGAGATGCACGGACTACGGAAGCCAGTGCCGGGAGAACCGACTGATCTCCAGGGCGCAATAAAAAACGACTAGCGCGAGACGGTCACCGACGTTTCGCGCTTGAGCTTGCGCTGGCGATGAAAGAACCGAACGTCAACGCGATGCTCGATAGAATCCCGTTCTGGCAGTTGCTCGAGTGGGAGGAGTTCGACAAAACAAATCCGATAGGTCGCCAACGCGGTGATTGGCAAGCAGCATCGATGTGCGCCGCCTTCATGAACGGGATCGCCATCATGATGCGCTCACGGAAACGATTCAACGTGAAGGATTTTCTACTCGAGTATGGCGCGCAGAAGTTGGGCTCGGACGGCGACAAGAAGAGGCAAACGTGGCAGGAGCAGAAGTTCATCGCGCGTATGTTCGTAGCAATGGCTAACGCAAAAAGGAAGTAACATGGCCGCTATCGTCAACATCGGCACGCTTACAGGACGAGTCGAGTTCGAGGACAAGACCTCAGCAACTCTCGACCTGCTCCTCGGCAAAGTCGACAACCTGGAAAAGGGTTTCGACTCGATGGGTGGTAGTGTCGTCAAGGGCGCCGCGAGCTTTATTGGTGCGGAAGCGGCCATGAAGGTCTTCAACGCCGCCCTTGAGATTGGTGTGCAGTTCCTGAAGGATATCACCATCGAGGGTGCAGGTGTTGCGGATGTGGAGGAGAACTTTGAGAACCTGGCCGTCTCAGCTGGGCACCTTGGTAGTACACTCCTCAATGAGTTGCGGGAAGGCACGCACGGTACTATCACCGATCTGGAATTGATGAAGGTCCTCAACAAGGATCTGGCTGCGGGCCTGAACCTGACGGATGCGCAGTTCCGGCTCCTCGCGGACGGCGCGTTCGCGCTCGCGCAGGCGACTGGCGAAGATGTCGCAGTTGCGCTCGACAAGATGAACGATGCGATGCTCACAGGTCGCACACGCAGCGTGGAGATGTTGACCGGCAAGATCAACCTGACGGACGCCGAGGAGAACTATGCAAAGGTTCTAGGCACTACGGTAGAGCGCCTGACTGAGGACGAGAAACTCGAGGCTAAGCGCCTCGCCATCCTCGACAGTGTGGCGGGTGCAGTGGGTCGACTCGGTGAACAGACCGACGGCTTGGACGAACTCCTCGCGCAGGCGGCTGCGGAGTGGGAGAACTTCCAGAACAACCTGGGAAAGACCATCGCTACATCGCCCGTCCTGATGACCGCCTTCATCGAGATCAAGAAGGCAATAATCGATGCGTTCGGCGGCACACAGGAGGAGGCGATCCGTCGCATAACGGACGCTATCAACGAGGGTGCTATAGCCACCCTTGACTTCGCCAAGACGGTGGTCGACGGGGTAGGCATCGCAGGCTCGACCTGGGAATCTTTCAAGATGATCTTGACCAGCGTGAAGATTGGATGGGCGGCTATCGCCTACGCGGCCGAGGGCGCGCTGATGGTGATCATGAAGATCGCCGACTTCACGACCGGCGGGTTCTTGCTCAATGAAAAGGTCAAGGAGCTCGCCGCGGACATGGACCGGTGGTACCAGGTTATGGCCGAGGGCGTAGTCGACATCGAGAACAACAAGAAGGCGCAGGACGAGTGGGCCGTATCGACGGGCGAGGTGAGCGGGAAGATTGAAACCATCAAGCAAAAGATGATCGAGGCGAACCAGCAGCACAAGGCGCAGCAGGTGGAGCTTGCTGCGAGCACGCGGGAAACGCTCTCAGCATCCGATGCTGCACTTGTGTTTGCGGCAAATCAGGGTAAGGTGGCCGGCGCCGTCAGGCACACTGCCGAGGAGGCCAAGCTTTACAAGGAGGCCATCAAGGATATGGCCGACGTTGACGCTGCGCTCTCGAAGGGGATCACCGTCACGCAACAAGTGCTCAGTGGTGTGAATGACGAGATCGAAAAGTCTGTCGAGAAGTACCTGGAGGCAGGCGTCTCGCTCGACAAGTTGCGCGTTGCCTACAATCTGACGAACCAGCAGGCGAAGGCCATACAGGATACGTGGGTCGCCGAAAAGAAAGTGCTGGATGAAACTATTGCCGCGCAGAAGGAACTGGCGGCCTCGGGTAAATCGCTCGAGACCGCGCTAGTTGGCGTCAGCGCGAAGACGGAAGATTCGGTGCGCGAGTTCCTAAAAGCTGGTGCGTCGGTCGACACGTTGAAGAAGGCTTATAACCTGACCGACCTTCAGATCAAGGCAATCCAGGAGACCCTGAAGAAAGGGCAGGAGGCGTGGAAGCAGGAGCAAAAGGATCTCTCGGTCCAGACGCAAATGGTCCGCACACTGGCCGGCGAGTGGATCAGCGCGGCCGAAGCAAAGGAACGGATGAGCGCGGGCGGATCCTACACCGTCAACCGCAGCAATCTCGCCGCGTCGGCGAAGGCGTTCGGTATCCCCGAGAGCCTGGCGTTCCAGCTCGCCGAACTGGGGTTCTCGTTCCAGGAGATCCGCGATGCGTTCCTGTCGAAGTCCTGGGACAAGTGGAAGCCCGCTGGTCCCCGTATTCAGGGATTCCGCGAGGGCGGCATCGGCGACTTCGGCGACGGTACCTTGGCAATGCTGCACGGGCGAGAGGCCGTCATACCGCTCGACCGAGCACAAGGCGGCATAGGCAACGTGACGAATTACTTCTATGTGAACGGCACTGCTGAGGAGGTCGCACGCAAGATCAAGGATATCATCGTGAAGGACCTCAAGCAAGGTCGGAACTTTGGTTTGAACCGATAAGGAGACACGACAATGATCCAGTCATGGCATGAAACACTCGTAACCTCGCAGGTGGACGGGACGGCAGTGACCGCTGCCTCGCCTACGTCCTGCATTCCGGCCGCAGCAAAGTACACGCTGCGTCCGAACTTTCTCGAGCGCCTGGGCCAGAAGCTCTACATCAAGGCATCGGGCCGCGTATCGTCCGTAATCACGACGCCCGGCACAATGCGCTTCGACGTGCGCTTGGGCGCGACGGTTGTCTTTGATGGCCTCGCCGTACTCCTCGACACTGCGGCCGCGCACACGAACGTTGGTTGGTGGCTCGAGATGGAGCTGACGGTACGCGCCATCGGCACGTCCGCAAACCTGATGGGCCAGGGTTTCCTGACCTCG